CTCAAAAAGATTTCCTAGAAACATTTGAAGATAAGCTTAATAAAGTTGGTCTTAGCAATCAAAAGTTTGCAGATGCAGCGTTCTTGGAAAGTTATATTAATAACAACGAAGAAGTATTTAAAATATTTATGTCTCACTATCTTAAGCACACAAAAACTTTAGTGATTAGCTTTCAGTACAAGAGCCTTATATCAAAGTACTTCTCTAAAGACTCTGCTTTTATTCATGTTCCTTATAATGATTTTTATGAAAAGATAGATAGTGTTATGTCTCAGATATCTGAATTTAGTAATGAGTATGATTTCTGTGTGTTGGATTGTCCAATGTTCAGCTCTGCTATTGCTCCTAAGATATGGGACACGACAAAGATGTCTATATTAGACCTAGGAAAGTCTTTGACGGTAGCAAGAGCCGTAGCTAAAGCTAAAGTTTAGTGACTATGCCCAAGCCTAATTGGGACGAAATAAAAGACGATGATGAGTTTTTGACAGATCTTTTGTTTGATACAAGCCTATCTTTAAATCAGATAGCAAAAGAAATGTCAATAACAATTCACGAGCTTAACAAAAAGATTAATCACCTTGGCTTATCTTGGATTAAAGAACATCACAAAAAGATGTCAAGAGGGCAAGCTGCATTAACAGCTATAATGACAAAACTGCTTCCAGGTGAAAAAATAGTAAATGAATTTCACATAGGTGAAAAGCTAAGACTAGATGTATACTGTGAGAAGTATGCTATAGCAGCAGAGTATCATGGCAGACAACATTTTTATTATACACAAAGATTCTTTGACTCAAAGTATGATTTTGAAGAAGCGCAAAAAAGAGATGATATAAAAGCTAAGCTGTGCAAAGAGCAGGGAATTGCTCTAATAGTATTTCGTTATAACGATATGCTTACTGAGGAATCAGTGTATAATAGAATGCTAGATGCCATAAGAAATTCTGAGCATGTTGAAAAACCTACATTTAAAAGATCTGTTAAAGACAACCCTAACTATATAGCAGCAAAAAAGAAGAATTCAGAAAATAAAAAATCCTATTATAGGAAGATGAAAGAGTCAAAGAAAAATGGCAATTGAAGAAGTCCAGCAAGAACAAGATTCTGTCAAGCCAGAGTATCCAATTGAGTATCAAATATTTGCCTTGTCCTTAAGACAAAAGGGAGCTATAGAATTATTTGACTCAGCTCTTCCTGAGGACATAGTAGGAGCTATTCATGGCCAAAGTGGTATTAATGAATTCTATAGAGCAGTACTTGGCTATTATCACACAACAAAATTAGATGTAGTCGACCCTATATCATTTAGAGTATGGCTTGAATCAGAGAGTGATATCTACTCAGCTCTTGGTGGAGCTTCAGGCGTAGAAACAATGATGGATATCTATGCAAACATAGAGCTGTCTACACCTGAATCAGTAATCAAAATAATAAAACACAAAGCCAACAAAAGAAAACAGCTAGATGCTTTGCAGGAATTGCAGATGCTGTTAACTCAAAAGGGTGAGAAGTCTGACAAGGACATAACTCGCATTACTCAGATTACTTCTGATATTAAAGATTTAGAAAATGATTTAAACTACAATCCACTCGACAATGTTACTACTGCAAACGATATATCACGTAGAGCTGAAGCACTGTTGGAGATACCAAACTTTCTTCCTACGCAATACAAGGCATTGAATAGAGCTATGGGATACACAGACAATGGTGGATTCTTTAAGGGGGCAGTGCATGCAATAATTGCTGCGTCAGGCAAGGGCAAGAGTACGTTCGCCAAGTGCTTGGTTAACCACTGGGCAGACACCGGATATAGAGTTCTTTATGTAAACTTTGAGGAAGCAATTTCCCACTGGGAAAGAGTATTGATGACGCAGATAATTGGAAAAAATGTTTATGCAGAGTCAAGAGACTGGACTCAAGAAGAAAAGGTTAAGAACATCGGCATCTTTAAGGCTAAACTTGATGAGTGGGGTGACAGATTCATGGTAAGACATGATCCAGACACTCCCTATTTTGAGGACTTAGAAAGATGGCTTAGAGACATCATGGGAAATGCAGATCGCATTCCAGATGTAATTGTTATAGATACTATCCAGTCTATGTTTACAAAGGGTGGCAAAGGCAAGCCTCGTTGGGGCGAGTTTGAAGAGATGATGGTTCGCCTAGAAAAGTTGGCTAGAGACATGAACTGCGTCCTTATTATTACGGCTCAAGAAAACTCAAATAGAATGAAAGAAAAAAGAGAAGTTGTTCAGCAATCTGACACTGGTGGATCACTAGCTATTCAACAGAAGTGTGCAGTGACTATATTTATAACTGAGAAAAAGTTAATTAGTGGAGATGATTCTGAGGATGACAACATCATGCAGCTTCAGATACCAAAGAATAGAATTACTGGATCAACCTTTGTATATGATTCACCTCTTGTTAGATATGTAGATCACAAGAAGACCTACGAAGACTATGAACCTATAACTAAAGAGTCATATAATAAACCATCAGATGATGAAGATATTGATTATATGATACAATCGATGAACGTGGTATAAAGGAAGCTATGATAAAAATAAGCATTGATCAGATAAAAGATTTTCAAACCTGTGAAAGACTGTACGACTTTAGACATGTACAGAAGCTTCCAGAAACCATAGGTGGAAGAGACCTTATGAGTTTAAGATTTGAGAACACCCTAAAGAGTATTGTTCACTTCTTCTTCTACAAAAAGCAGGCTGGCATTGTTCCATCCTATGCCTCACTATTAAATAGATGGGAAAAGTTATGGTTTCCAAAAGGCACAACTGCATATGATATAACTCATGAACAACACGAAAGTTTCTATGGGAATAATGCAAGCTTAACCACGAAAGCAGCAGCTAGTCTTTTGGCTTTAGTTGAAAACTTTTCTAGTCCAGACATTATACCGATGGGAATCTCTAGCGAGTTTATAGCACCTATTGTTGGACAGGTTTACATAGAAGATTCTTTTGATTTAATATACTCTCAGAACGGAAAAGTCTATGTGATTAAATGGGCCTTTAACCACAAGATGAAAAATGAATTTAGACATGTTGCAGAGATGGCAGTTATGTATAAAGGGTTTTACCACAAGTATGGTAGTAAGATCAAGGATGCAAAGTTTGGATACTACGACTTGCTAAGTACTAAATCAAACTTCTTTGAATACGAAATAGAGTCAGAAGACATGCTAGCACTATCTTATTGGTGCACGTCTTTAGAGAATGAAACCATATTCCCTTCTCGAAGAGGTACAATCACCTACTGTAAGTCATGCCCTTTTGATAAGCCTTGTTCTAAGTGGGATAAGTGGGAAAAGAAAGAAAGTTTAAGTAATGAAAAGTAATAATATATTAGATGAAATATTATCTGAAAATAGTTTTATAGTCTCACTAAAAAATGAGGATACAATCCTTGCTCCATTACTTGAAGAGATAAATTATATAAAAGATGAATCAATAAAGTCTTTTGTAAGATCTATCTTATTAAGAGCAGGAAATTTCTGGACTATACCATCTAGCTTTTCTGGAAAGTATCACCCTGCTGACGAACATAATGAAGGCGGAAATGTTTTACATACTAAGAGAGTTGTTCATGCAGCAAAGGTGCTAGCTGATTCATACTCTCTTTCCGATGAAGATAGAGATACTGTATACGCAGCATCTCTTCTACACGATGTAACCAAAGGAATAAAGCTAGAGGGTGAAACATCATTTCACTACGATCCTCTTCATCCTTACACCGTGGTAAACCTTGTTAAGAAATGCCAGCAAGAAGATAAGAACTTTGCAAGAGAAAGTGAATCATCTACTTTATTTTTGTCAGAAGAATTAGTTCAATCTATCCTACGATTGGTGCGATGCCACCTTGGACCATGGTCTCCAGTTCCAGAAACTTATCCAATAACATATTTAGATATGATAGTTCATATGGCTGACAACGTTGCTTCAAAGCTTCACTACATTGTAGATGGGGAAAATATAGATAAGTCAAGATGGGTTAAGGAATCCAATGAATGATGTTGAGGATAGACTCTTAAAAAGATTTACCATCCTAAAAAGATTAGAGTACTATATTGAAGAATCAGTTTACTACAGAAGTTACAGTGAAGATATTAAGTCCGAAAATAAAAAAGTATTATGGCATTATGGGTCAGATTCTGGTAAGATAGACCTCTATGAAAATCCCTCTTGAACAAAACAAATTCCTTTCTCAATGGGATTACTACGAAGTGGCAAGATATGTTCCGTCACTTAAAAGAGTAATCAGAGATAAGGTTGCCGACAAACCATTAGTGTTAAACTCACTAGAGGTAGAAGAGTATG